TTAACGTTATCAAGAAACGGAATGCAGCCATCCGGCACAATTGAAGTCGGCGTGCAGAATGAGACAACCTTGTCTTCCGCCAGATAGTTAGCCGGATCTTGGCAAGTCGCCCACGAATTGAAGCACTTCAGATCCCCTGACATTGTTGCCGTACAAGGAGCAACCCCATAAGTGTTCGCGCAACCCTCTACCGTGACATCAATTACATCAATGCGCTGCCGGCCTGCTAGAACCTTGTCACTGTCATAGCTCAATTTCTGGCCCCTCTATCGAGAACGACAGCGCCATGTATTGTGTCGATGAGTATGAAGCAGATGGCGCATTCTTACCGCGCATTCCGTAGATCAATTCATCTGGCGCGTCTTTCGGATTGAACGCGAAAAACATGCCGTTCGTGTTCATCAGCGCCCGCACAGATGGCCAGTTGGTAGCCACCCATGCCGGAGACACAGCGTCTACGCTAATGTCCTGCTTCGCGCTAGAGCGTAGCTTCTGCGATCCGAGTACCTGCCCGCCTTCGCTGAATACATTGGTAAACTCGTCGTCTTGATTCAGAGAGGCCGGAGCGAAGCCGGGAGGGATACCGCACTCGAACTTGAGAGCCGCACCAGCGCCAATAAATGCAATCTGTGGCGATGTTGTGCCTGTCACTGATGCGCGAATCTTGCTGCCAGTAACGCCGGAAAGTTTCATCCATGCTATAGGGCCACGCTTCGTAATCGACAGCGCAGTTCCGAACGATACCCACGCCGAGCCGTTCCAGTATTCAGGCTCAACGGTTGCGCCGGTGCCTATATCCTTGATGTACATGGCGACGTAGGACAGTGTTTTATTGCCGCCGAAGTCTATCTCTATCGTGTCCGGCAGGCTGTCGCCCTTCCATGCCGTGTAGGTCTGCGGAGTCGTGATTGCGGTAGCGCTGTACCCGGTCGCTGTGCTGGATGCGGTTATCGTGCCGGACTGGTGGGCAATACAGAGCCGAGGGTAGAACCACTCCGCATCGGTGCCGCTTGTCAGTGTAATCCTGCTCATGCTGTCACCAGTTCAACGCGCCCCATGCGCCCGCCGTTGTCGGCTAGGGTTTCGCCTATGCCTTCGATGATTTTCTGCAAGTATGACCCGCTAATCATATCATCGGGCCTGATTCCTGTCAGTCGAATGTCGGTTGTCTGCTGACGAACTGGCGCCGACTGTGCAACGCTAGGCGAAGTGGATGCCATGCCGCCCGGTGATATTGATCCGCCGCCGCCAAGCCCAATAGAGCCGCCGCCAAGCCCAATAGAGCCGCCGCCGCTGTCGTTCATCGACTTCAGCTTGCTCATGATGCCAGCGCCAGTTACAGCGACATTAGCAGCCGCTGCAAGGTTGAGCGGCCAAGGCAGCGACATGGCGTTAGCGATACCAGTCTGGATAGACATAAGCCCCTGCGCGATGCCAGCAGCCTTCTGGAGCTTGAACATCGTTTTGCTACGTGCCGCGAACGCGCCAAAGATAGACTCTGCACTCCCGAGTGCAGAAAGCGCCATTGCCTTATTGGTCATCTCACCAGCGGCCAGCATGTTAGCGTCGTGCGCGCTCTTCATTTCCAGTTCGCGCCGATTGATTTCATCCTGAGTCAGCAGTTTCTGTTCAGCGTAGAATCTGAAATCTTCCTGCTCCTGCGTATATCGCAGAATTTCCGCCTCACGCTCTGTCTGAAACTGAGTTGTCAGCCGCTCCATGCGGGCAGCACTGTACGCCTGTGCGCTCGCCGCCTCTTCTGCCGCCATAGAATCTAGCGCATTGAAGCTAAGACCGGCAGCGCCGTAATCGAAGTTGTCAGCAGGGCCAGCGCCAGCCTTCTTTTCCTTTGGAGATGCGCCACTTGGCGCCACTGGTGCGGGCGCACCTGCACCACCAGTCGCAAGCATCGTCGCATGTACAGCCGTCCGCTTGCGTTCTTCAGCCGCCTCTACAGCCGTTGCGCTTGTGTCCCATATCGCCGCAATCTTGCTCATGGTGGCCGATGCGGTATCCACGGTATCAGCGTAAACCTGCTTCATAATGTCGGCAGCGCCAGCGAAGTCTCCGGACAGTGCCGCAGCGGTTGCAGCAGCAACGCCACCGATAGCATTGCCGACAGCCTGAACTGTGGCAGCAGCGGTAACGCCTACGGTTACAACTCCCTTGAGAATTGCGACAACTCCCTCGGCAGCACTGGCCATCGCGTCGCCGTTGTCAGCGGTTGCAACCATCTCATTGCCAAGGTTATTCAGCGAAGGCAGTAGTCCTTTCATTACCTCATTGCCGAAGCCCTTAGCCGCGCCCTTGAGCATGTCGATGTTGTCGTTGAACTGGCCAGCAGCGTCAGCCGTTGGCCCATCAAGGGTAACGCCAAGCCGGTCAGCCTGCGCCGTCAATTCATTTATGCCTGCGCTGCCTTGATTCAGGAACGGCACCATATCCGCGCCAGACTTCCCGAAAATATCCATAGCCATCGCTGACTTTTGCGCGCCATCCTTCATCGTGCTGAATTTGTCAGCAACGTCGAGCATAACGTCTGTGGATTCGCGGAGACTGCCGTCTGCGTTGGTGTACGAAACGCCAAGAGAGTCGAAGGCAGACTGCGCCTGCTTCGATCCGCTCACAGCATCGTACATCGACTTATTGAGGAACTTCATTGAACCATCAAGAGCGTCAGCACCGCCTACGCTAAACTTCATGGCGTAGCCAAGACGAGTGTATTGCTCGACAGATATACCGGCAGCAGCCGCTGATTCTCCGGCTGCGTCGGCTGCATCAATATTGGCCTTCATCATTGCCGCAGCAGCAACAGCCGCGCCAGCGAGTGCAACGCCTACAGCAACCGCGCTGGTTTTTAGCGAGCCGAAGCCCGCTTCGGTTTTCTTGCCGGACTCTGTTAGCTTGTCGAGGTCGCCAGCGGCAGCTGGTGCTTGTCGCGAGTCAACCGATAGGACGAGGCTTGCGTATTCAGTCATTATTTAACCCTCGCGTGTGCCTCGTCAATTCTGCGTAAACAATCAATTTCTGATGGCGTTAGCTGCTCGCCGGTCATTTCAACATAGGCGCGAATCTCTGAATATGACACGCTTCCTGCATTCTTCAGGTCTACAAACAAGCGCCACAAATAATCAGATCCTTCGGGAGCCTTTGGCGCATTCTGCAACTCCTTGGGAATCCTACCTAGTGAGCGCGCAACCTGATCGAGCGATTCTCTCCGGCTGATCTTCTGCCCTTTCGGTACGCCATCAAGCCAGAACTGGTGATTAGCGTACTCGATCAGGCCAGCGATCAGCCCTTCATAAAATTTCTGCGCTTGGTAAAAAAATCATCCACCTGAGCGCGGATAGCCGGACTGTCGGTGTACAGCTTGCGAGCCAGTGCAGGCGAGAACTCTTCATCAAGCCCACGCCAGCCAGCAGTGATTGCAACAGTCAGATCAAGAGACAACTCGTCTGCATCGCTGCCCTTTTCCAGTCGCTTGCGGTTGAACTCAAGCGAGGCATTGCGGAACGTCTTGGAATCCACGCCCTTGATGAGGATATAAACATCAGTTGGCTCATTAGTGGCCGGATGCATCACACGCATTTCCGCGCCTTCTTCATGTGCGCCAGCGGTCATCAGGTCATCAAGTTTCATAGTCGCTCCACGTTATAGGGTGGCCGTCCTTGGCCTGTCGGGTAAGGCTTAAACAGGGTTGCGAGTAATCACGATGTTCGATGCATCAACGCTGTCGTAGATGGCCTGAAAATCCATACTGACAGTGACAGAGCCTTCACCAGAAACGTCAGGCTGGCCGCTGTTGTACTTCAGCTTTGGAATTTCAATCTGGAACGTATTGCCGTCCGGGTCGGTCATCGTGATATCAAGGCTGGACTCTGTTTCGTTCTGAAACTTAGTCAACATAGCCTGATCTTCAAGATAGACCGTGATGCTGCCGGTAACGTTGCAACGGCCAATCGAAGGACGGAGCGTCGTACTGGAACCAACAACAAACTGAGGCTCGATACCGTTTTCCAGTGTCACTTCCATTTCAGTGACAAGCGCGATAGGCGATCCGCCCTCGTTGATGGTTGCCGTGAACGAATCGAACTGGCAAGTGTCAGTCAGGGTCGAGTAAGTAGACGACGCGATGGCCGTCTGTGCAATGGACTGATCCTTGCCAATGAAGCCGAACGAAACGCCAATCATGCTGTTAGGCGCGATGCTAATCGACATCGTGTTCACTTCACAGCCGGTATAGCGCATGTACTGCGTGATATCCTGGAATGTGCGTTCTACGGTGAACGAGCGACGGGTCGTGCCAGCCTTGAGAACGTCCGTTGACCATGTTCCGCACAGTGCAGCCTCGATCAAGGAGTCGTACTCGCCGTAGACCAGTTCGCCTTCAATGTCGCCGCCGACTGACTTGTTGCCATGACGGAAGCAAGTGATCTGTCGGTCGCCGCGAATTTCTTCGGACTCTACAGCGTCTTTTGATAAGCCGATGTTGCAGGAATTGTGACGCAATGTGGTAAACGCCGGTGTGGCCGGAGTCGTGCCATAGGTCACTTCAGCGATTGCAGCAAGACGGTGCCGGCTGCCGGATGCGATAGTCATTGTGTTAGCCCTCAGTCGGCACAGTTGCCGGGTTGATTATACCTTATTTTTCTGCACAGCAGAATTGATCATGGACTCAATGCGGGTGAAGTTGCCACGCACCATTGCGTAGGGAGCAGACTGGTTAGACCAGCCTAGCTCAAGCCGATAGATGTAAGGCAGATTGTTAGCGATGTAAGTCACTGAGCCAGCGCCGCCTGCATTCTGTGTTAGCTCTGACAGTGAGCCTGATTCGCCATTGCGGTCTAGCTCACTAGTCGCCGCTGTACCTGTAGTCGTCTGCCAGTTTCCACGGGCGCGCCCTTCATCCACTGGCGTCCCACGGATAATTGCGCTGCCCAACTCAATAGTCACCATGCGCACTGTCTTGTCGAGCGACTCGCCAGACTTGGCTGCAAACGACGCAAGGTCTGCCGAAAAACTCACGGCACGCTCCGCGCAACATGGGCATACCAGCCGATGCTGATAATAGTGCGCAGCCATCCGTCCTCATTGCGTGGCCCGTCGATCCTGGTTCCCGCGAATACAACGCAAGTGGAGTTGATTGTCTCGGAGTCCCCTCGCTGAAAGGCTGTAGCAATATCATCGGCCTTCCGCATGGCTGTGCCTATTCCGATGTTCGTCGGGCACATCAAGTCAACCTGCATGATGCCAGACAGCCGGTCTAGTCCGTTTCCGCCAAGCGATGCCGGGTCATTGTCGGCAGGAATGAACCAGATTCGCGCATGATGCTGCCCGGCTGTCGGCGTCTCATCCTTGTTTGGCCAGTAGGTCGGCATATTGAAATTGCCAGCCTGATAGTGCGTTGCAAGCGCCGAGTAGATGTCTGCCCACTTCATTTGCGCACCTGCACACGATAGGCGACCGGCGTACCGGCAGGGTTGATAGATTCAATGGCTACGATAGCCCACGAATCACTAATATCTTTCGACGGTGTATTCCCGCAAATATCAGTGGCACCATCAGG